ATTCATATCTGCGCTAATTAAATAACTTGGTACGTTCATTAAACGGCTTACTTCCGTAGCTAAGTACTGGCTGCTTTCGTTGTAGGTCATATCTTTAGGGCTAAAACCTACTTGCTGATAATCTAAAGTACTTGTTAAATATGCTGTACTACGTGATGCACGTGCAGCCTTCCAGGCAGCTAGCAAACCGCTAATCTGTGCCTCAGGTAAATCTGCACCGCTATTTTTAATAAATCCAGTTGGCATAGGCGTAGATGCCGCAACACTTGCAGCCTTTTGTATATCTATCGCGCTTTGTATTGTGCGGGCGCCTGTCTCTAATACGCCAGGTAGCAAAGATTGAAAAGTAACAAGTGATCCGATACCAGCCATAGGTGCGCGCTCACCATTAACAGAATAATACTCAACTTCATCGCCATACTTGTTAGTTGTAACAGTTACAACAGATGAGACAGGCGAGGCCGTAAAGTATTACAGCGTTAATGGAGCTAGATGCCCTATGTCGGGTATTGGCTCACTTGTTACTTTCCAGTCTTTGTTACCTGGAGTATTAGAGACAGGCGCTCGTACAATTCAAGCTGCTATAGATATTGAAAAAGCGGCAAGTGTTGCAGCTGCTACACCTATGGCTACTAGCGTAATTAAAAATAGCGGTGCAGATTTACCTGAGGCACAAGTTAGCGGCATCTTAGCTGCTTGGAAGGCCGCGAGAAGTAGCAGGTCAACGGCCTACCTCACTAGCACTTTAGACGTGCAAAATATTGGCTTTAGTCCTAAAGATATGATGTACAACGAGGCTAGCCAATACTTAGCCACACAGGTAGCGCGTTTAATGAACGTACCCGCATATTACATAAGCGCGGATATGAATAATTCAATGACTTACCAAAATATCTTAGATGGCCGTAAAGAGTTTGTAGCTTATTCATTACAGCCGTTTATTAGCGCTATTGAAAATCGTTTATCTATGGATGATATTACTGCACACGGTAACGTAGTGCGCTTTGCCCTAGATGAGACTTTCCTACGTGCCGATACTGCAGCTCGTTTAGATGCAATAGAAAAAATGCTTAATCTAGGTTTAATAGATTTACAAACTGCTCAGAGTATGGAACAACTAAGCCCAATGGGCCTTAATGAAGGGAACGGCACTAATGCTATTAACGTTTAGTGGAGTAGTACAAGCGGTAGATAGTGGTGAGCGCCGCATCATCGCTGGCAAAATTGCGCCATATGGAGAAGTAGGTAACACAAGTGCAGGCCGCGTTGTGTTTGCCCCTAATTCAATCAGCGCCGAGAATCCTGACAAAATTAAACTTTTAATGTCTCACGATAATACAAAGCCTGTAGGACGTATGAAAACTATTAACAGCGCAAGCGATGGTTTATACGCAAGTTTTAAGATTAGCTCTAGCTCACGTGGTAATGATGCAATTTTGCTAGCCCAGGAAGCGTTAATGGATGGCCTATCCGTTGGTGTGGAAGTTACCGCATCAGAGCCTAAAGATAACTACCTCCTGGTCACCGCTGCCACCTTACGCGAGGTGTCACTTGTAGAGAGCGCCGCATTTACTAGCGCTGCGGTGCAAACTATTGCAGCACAAGCTGGCGAGATGCCACTAGATGCTGCTATGTCAACAACTACTAAAGTTACAACAACTAACACAGTAACAAACTCAACAACAACCGAAACCGAAACCGAAACAGAAAGCGAGGCCGCTGTGACTACAGCCCCCGAAGAAAACGCACCTGAGGCAACAGATGCCTTAGAGCAGGCTGCACCTACAGTAGAGGCAGCTCGTAAAATCATTATGCCAAGTGCATTAAACTCACAAAGAGTACGCCACGATATTACGTCTATGGGCGCGTACACAGCACGTAAAGTAAAAGCATCACTAGGCGATGAAGAATCACGCCTTTTCGTTACTGCAGCCGATGATTTCTCCTCTGCAGGTTTAGGCTTTACACCTACTCAATATCTACAGTCAATCGTATCCACACAGGGTAATTTTGGCCGTCCAGCTTTTGAGTGCGTTGACCGCCAAACCGTGCCAGCTAGCGGTATGACTATTAACCGTCCTAAGTTTACAACTTACCCAACGGTAACAGTTAAGCTGAAGGTGGAGCAGTATCTAATACCGATGCTGTCTCAGAATATTTGACTTCAAGTATTTCCAAGTACAGTGGAATGCAGACGCTCTCGATTGAGCTACTTGAGAGGTCTGACCCTGGCTTTTATGATGCGATTACTAATGAGTTAACAAATAACTATCTCAAGGTAACCGATGCTGCAGTAATTGCAGCTCTTACAGCCGGCGGTACACAAGCTACAGCTGTAGCAGCTACATCAGCTGGCATCATTTCATACATCTCAACAGAGGCACCACTTGCTTACACAAACTCAAGCTACTTTGCTAAGAATTATCTAGCAGGAAGCTCACAATGGAGTTTGCTACTTGGGGCTACAGATTCAACTGGGCGCCCAATTTATTCTGCCGCGAATCCGATGAATAACGGGGGCAACGCTGCGACTACATCGGCTAAGGGCAACGTAATGGGCTTAGACCTATTTATTGACCGTAACGTTGTGTCAACAACTATTGATGAGTCAGCGTTTATCATTGCGCCTGAAGCGTTCACAGTTTTTGAGTCACCAACTGCTTATATGTCAGTTAACGTTGTATCTAATCTTCAGGTACAAATCGCTATCTACGGTTATATGGCCACTATGGTTAATATCGCCGGTGGTATCCGCCGCTTTAACCTCACATAATAAAAACCCACTAATAGTTTGGTAGGTCTCTTAGCCCTTTGAGACCTACCAAACCTAAGTAAGTAAGGAGTATAAAAATGCCAGCTACTTATGTAACCGCTGCGACATTAAAGGCATCTTTGGGTGTCGGTACTCTTTATGATTCTTATACCTGGATAGAGGATACGTGCCAAGCCGCACAAGATTTAATTAACGGCTTTTTGTGGTTTGATAGTGCGCCAGTAGTAGGTACAGCTTTGGTTAGTAATGTCGCTACGGTGATGGTTGCTAACCCAGGCATCTTTACTGTTGGCGAGTCCGTTACGGTTGCCGGGGCAGGTTCAACCTTTAACGGTACTTATACAATCACAGGCACGATTCCTTTTAGCACAGGTACGGCTAATCTTTTACCTGCATTTAATATGCAGCTTAATTACTGGCAATTCCCACAGGGCTATAGCTTTATCCAATATGCAAAAGTAGCGGCTGACCAAAACTTTAGGCGCGTATTGCCTTATGGCACTATGACAGGTGATGATACAAAGACCGCTACATACGCCAATACCCCAGCTATTAACGCTGCAGCTTTAATGCTGGCAGAAAATATCTGGACTAGCCGATTTAGCACACAAAACGGAGGCACTAGCGTAGATGGATATAGCCCTAGCCCATTTAAGATGAGCAATACTTTAATGGCATCCGTGCGCGGCCTCTTGGCTCCGTATCTTTCTCCTGCAAGTATGGTTGGCTAATGACAGCGGCCATAACTACTTTACGTAGCACGGTAGCTGCAGCCCTGGCTAATGTCGGCGTATGGAGTACTTTTGCCTACCCGCCTAGCACAATTCTAGCTAACAGCGTTGTAGTTGCACCGGCTGACCCATACATAAACCCTAGCAATAACTCTTATGCCAGCATCTCGCCTATGGCAAACCTAAAAATTATTATGACCGTGCCAATGTTTTCTAATGAAGGCAACTTACAAGGCATAGAGGACACTATCGTAGCTGTGTTTAATAAACTGGCTAGTAGTGCCATTGTATTTAATGTTACCGCTGTATCTGCACCTAGCGTTTTAAGTGTGGCTAGCGGTGATTTATTGACGGCAGATTTACAAATATCCATACTAACGAGCTGGACATAGGAGACTAAAATGGCGTGGAGCGAAGAAGACTTAGCCTTTTTCAAGCGAACAGGGCAAGAAGTACCAAAACAAAATGAAGAGCCAAAACAAGAAAAACCAACTAAAGAGAAAGTAGAGGAGTAGGCCGTGAGCGTATTTCTATCCAATGGCGTACAAGTTACGCTAAATAGCGTTGTATTAACAACAAATACAACGAGCGCTACGATTAACCGTAGCTTTGATGAGCTTGAAGTAACAGCTATGGGCGATACTGCTCACAAGTTTGTTAAAGGTCTAGAGGCCAGCACTATTACTCTAGATTTCCTTAATGATGATTCTGCATCAGGTGCCGGCTCAGTCCGTACAGCTTTGCAATCTGCCTGGGGTACAACAGTACCTCTTACACTAAAGCAAACAAGCGCTGTAGTGTCAGCTACTAATCCTCTATATAGCACTACTGTTTTGGTTAATAACACCACAGACATTAACGGCGCTGTAGCAGATATTGGTACTCAGAGCATTACATTTACTTGTAACTCACCAATCGTAATTACAACTGCACCATAACTAAAAAGAAAAGGGGCTAACACAATGGCAAAACTCAAGATTACAAGGGCTGACGGCACAGTATCGGAGCATCCGATAACGCCAAAAATCGAGTGGGCCTTTGAGTTGTACGCTAAGGCAGGGTTTCACAAGGTTTTTAGAGATTTAGAGCGCCAAACAGATGTTTACTGGCTGGCCTGGGAGTGTTTACGCACAAGCGGGCAAACCGTACCAATGTTTGGAGCAGAGTTTTTAGATACCTTAGCTAAGGTTGAAGTATTGGACGATGACCCTTCGCAATAGTGGGGCGCGGTAGTTTTGGTTACCTGGTTGCACAGCTAGCCGTAGAAACGGGTATCGCGCCCCAGTATTTACTAGACCTGGATACGTATATGTTTAAGAATATGTTAAAAGTTTTAAGCGATAAAGCTAAGGAGCAGCAAAATGCCAGTAG